GCTGTGCAGGCTGATGTGGAACGAGCCTGCCGTGGCCGAGTTCTGCAGGCCAGCAGCGTCCCCGATGTTCGCCCAATCAACGTTGAGAAACAGGAGGTCGAGGAGTGCCGCTTCGGCGGCGTTGGTCATGGACATGGTTCAGGTCCTTTCTCTTATCCGAGAAACTTTGTGCGCAGCTGTTCGATGGCGCTCGTGAGCTGGTCGCGCTGCGCAATTAGCCCGGCAACCTCCGTCGTCTTTTCTTTCACCGAGGCTTGCAACCCGTCCAATCGGACCTGCTCTTGCTGCGCTTCAGCGCGAATCTTTCCGGCCAAGGCTTGCGCGTCCTCCACAACCTTTGAAGCGGCGGCCGCAGCGGCCTCCGCTTGCTTGGCGGCCTCCACCTGGGCCTGCACCTTGGCTTCCGCCAGCAGCGTTTCGGCCTGTTGTTGCGCCGTGGCACGGGCCTTCTTGGCCGCGGCTCGCTCCTCGGTCACCTGCTTCTTTGCCTCAGCCAATTCGGCAAGCGCCTGGTCGCGCTCCGAGGCGGCTTTGACACGGGCGGCGTCCGCCTCTTTAGCGGCTTGCTCGAACGAGCCCACCCGGTCCAGCGCTTCAGCTGTCTTGACAAACATCTCGTACTGCTTGGCCGCGCGCCGGATGGCGTCAGCCGCTTCGATGTAGCTGTTGCTCATGGTCAGAAGACCTTTCTCATGCAAAGGGTAACAACAAGGTTGGTCGTGCCGTCACCCGCCGTGACGTTCGGCCGGACGTATCGAGGCAGCTCCAGCGCTTGCTCAAGCCGCGACGAGGTAAACGTCAGCACGTTGCCTTGCGGATCGCTCAGGGACGACCAGTTTGTGCCGTCGTTGCTGCCCTGCATCGTCACGCTGCCGCCTGTGCCGAACGTGCCCGTGACCTGGAAACACCGATCGGCAAAGTCGACCCAGTCGACGTACCCACCGTCGTCGCCGTTAAGCAGCCCCGTCCACGTGGCCAGGCGCGTGCGCCCGGAGGGTGTGATGTCGGTCATGCTTGGTTGTCTGGTTGCCATGTCGTTTCCTCAGATTCCTTGCCCGTCGGGGCTGTGCTTCTCTTTGAACATCATCTCGCTGGCCGCGAGTTCCTTCTTGGTGCGGTCGTTCAGCGCCGTCTGAGCCAGCTGGGCCTTGACCTGCTGAATGCTCATCTGTTGCATCTGGGCCATCTGCATCACCTGGAGGTCATGCTTGAGCTGCAGCTCCATCATCCGCAGGCGCCTGTTCTCGACCTCGCTCTCGCTGCGGGCCTCGGTCTCCGCGGCCCGGCCGGCTGCCACCGCCTGGGCCTCCATCATCCTGGCCTCGGCCGTGATCTTGGCCGCTTCGATGCGCGGATCCGGCGGCGGGGGCGGCTGCTGCGCCTGGCGTGCCTCGATCTGCTCGGGCGTCAACAGGACGTCGCGCGGATCCAGGTGCTGGGCCTTAAGCGCCTTCTCGAACAGCTTGCGCGTGTCGATCATCGGCGCGTACACCGGGTTCGCGCCCATCGCCAGCAGGTTGGTGAACGCCTGGTTCTGGATGTCGCGCACGATCAGCGCGGACGAGCCCCGGGCGTCGATGGCAAAGTCGCCCTTGATCTCGTCGCGCTCGCCGTACGCCATGTTGTAGTCGTAGTAGCGGCGGATGTGCGGCCGGGTCACGTAGTCGTCGAACTGCTTAACCAGCCGGCGCAGCACCACGTTGGCGCTGTTCATCAGCATTTGCATGCCGCCCACCGTCTCCGGTGCCGAGCCCTGCTGCCCCTGGGTCATCATGGGCGTGGCGGTCTCCTGGTCGGCCAGCTTCTCAGCCAGGTCGATCACCGCGGCCAGCTCGCCCTGGTGGTTGTTGAACTCCACCGCCGCGAACACCTTGCTGACGTCGATCGAGTCGTCCGTCAAATACCAGAACTTCCGTGGTGTCAGGGTCCACTGCCCGTCGGCCGGCGTCACGGCGCCGCGCTTGATGACGATCTGCGGGCCACTCGTGACCCCCATGTTGTCCATCATCATCCGCCACGCGGCGTTGGTCACCGACTGCTGCGCCCGCATGAGGTACGGGATCCCGTAGCCACGGGGCGTGCCGGTCACCTTCTCCCACGGGTAGAAGTCGTATGGGATCGGGTCGTCTTCCAGCGGGTTGAGGTAGGCGCGAACAACGACATCGTTGATCATCTCGACACAGCCGCTGACGCTTGCGAGTTCGTCGCCCTCGTCATCCATGTCGACCTTGGCGGACTTCAGCTCTTCGCGGTTCAGCTCGCCCCAGTAGATCCAGTGCTGGAAGGTCTTGCCGTCGTCACCGACCTCCTTCTCGCGCTCCGCGCGCTGCACCTCGTACAGCGCCGCGCTGCGCTTGGGCCCTTCCTGGATCACCTTGCGCAGCTGGTCCTTGAGATAGCCAGGCTGCTTGGCCAGCTCGCGGACCTGGCGCTCGGTCAGGTCCTCCATCTCGAAGATGCCCCGGCCGTTCTTCACGTTGTCCCCGCACGCTGGGTCTTCCCACACTCGGCGGGGGTCCACACGGAACGAGGCCGGCTTCAGCTCATCAACAACCTGAAGGATCTGGACCTTCTCTGGCTGCCCGGTCTCTGGGTTGACAGTGGTCTTCTCGCGCCAGGCCTTGCGCGTGCGGGCCGTGACCATCGGCCCCTTGATCACGCCCACGCCCATTACCGCGGCGTCGTGCAACACCTTGCGCACCTCGCCGTTGTAGTCACACTCGATCAGCTGGTCGTTGATCTCGTTCTCCATCGCCTCGGCCGCCTTGCCAGCGGTCTGCTGCACGGCCAGGGCAATTTGCTTCTTTTTGGCGGGACGCCCAAATTGTGGGTCGTCAGTGACGTTGCCCTCCTCGTCGAACAGCACGGGCTGCCCGGTGGCCGGGTCGATCAGCGTCTCGTTGCTCTGCAGCGCCGTGGCGCAGTCAGGGTCCGGAGTGGGCTGGATGCCCCAGTTGCGGTCGTCGGTCGGCAGCAGGATGTCCGACAGCCTGGCCTCAGCAGAGTTCGCCTTCTGCCTGGTGATGCCCACGAACACCGTCGAACGCGTGGGCAGCGCCTCGCGTGTGGTGACCGGGTAGCCCTGGTAGACCGACTCCATCATGGACGCCGCCATGCGCGTAGCCGGGTCCTTGCCATGGTACTGGTCCAGGTCCTGGGTGACGCGCTTGTCCCACCCCTGCGACGCACGGGCGGTGATCCACTTGTCACGCGTGACTGCAAGAGACGAGCCGAACGCCTGCAGTCGCTCCTCGCGGGCGACTTCCTGCGCTACGTCGTCTTTTTCAGATGTTCGTTCTTGCATGTCACGTTTCATTGTTGGTGCCGGCTGTCCCCTCGCAGGCCGGCGCTGCGCCACCATTCATCCGAGAACTGGACGTCACCCCACCAGAGTGATCACCACCCCACGGCCGGGTCAAAGACCTCGAACCGTGGTACGTTGGCCGCAAACAGCCGGTTCTGGTTCTTGACCGGTTCCAGCTCGTGCAGGCTTTTGGCCTTGCGCAGCATCATCAAGGCATAGCGGGTGGCCGACAGGATGTCGTCGTCCTCCTTGACGATGATCCCTTCCTTGCGGTGGTACAGACGAAACTCGCTGAACCAGTCCTCCAGGTGCGAGAACACCCGCAGCCTTCGTGTCTGCATCCGCTCCATCATCATCGAAACCCCAGCCTCGACGCTGTTGCCCCCGGGCTTGCCGTCCGGCCGGGGCTCAAACTGCGCCCGCTCGCTCAGCATGTTCATGCCGAACTTCTTGTACTGCTCCATCAGGATCTCGCCCGAGCCCTTGTCATGCTGCAGGCCGTCGTGCGGCCATGCCCACGGGATGTTCTGGTAGCCCTTGCCGATGACCATCCCGGCCTGGGTCATCACAGGGGTCTCCTTGACCTTCCAGGCGTCGTAGACATAGACCGTGTCCGTGTCCCTGTCGTGCGCCATGCACGCGAACGCGGACGGGTGGCCCCATCCAAAGTCCACCCCGTTGATGCGCGCCCAGTGCGGCGGGATCTCGAACGGCTGCACAGTGATCACCGACTCGGCCACCGGGAACACCAGGCCGGAGCCCATGATCGGAATGCCACGTGCCCGGGCCTCGCGCTCGTGCTCCGGGTAGGTGGCAATGATCCGGGCCTTCTCCTCGTCGGTGTAGTGCTCGGCGTCTTCGATCGTCATGCGAGTGACGGTCGTGCCCTCGGGCTTCTCGAGCAGGAAGCGCTTGACCACCTGCGACATGCCCATCAGGGGCGTGAACGTCACGAAGACGATTCCACCCGTTGCGTTGGTACGAGTGAGAGCTTCGCTGTAGATGTCAAGGGGCGGCTCCTCGTCCATCCACACCAGGTCGACTGTGTCTGCTTGCCACTTTGTGCGGCCCTGGTCGTAGCTGTTGAACTGGATGACCGACTCGCCGCCGTACTCGTTCTTGACCGTGATGCTGGCCACGGCGTCGGGCACCCCCTGCTTCATGCTGTGGGTGCCGATGCACTCCTTCGGGATCGCACCGGTGCCCCACTCTTCACGCTTTTGCGGCGGGCCCACCAGCAGACGCTGCACGCCCTTGCGCGTCAGTTCGCCCGATTCGGAGCCGACGAGCACGCTGACCGGGCGGTGGAACCTGCGGCCCGTCCACCAATCGGGGTAGCGGCCGGTGGCGTGCATGGCAATCTCGTAGGCACCGGCCCACGTCTTGCCCAGCTGGTTGCCGGCCATGAACAACCGCTCGCGGAAGCCCTTGCCGACCTCGTGGAATTCCTTCTGCTTGACGTACGGCTTGTACGCCGCCAGCATGTTCTCGCGGTGCCGGCGGTCGCGGATCGTGAGCAGCTCGAGCAGCTCGAGCTTCTCCTCCGGGCTGAGCGCCTGCAGCTCCTGCGGTGTCACTCGACGTTCCTCGTCAAGCCGTGCAGGATCCAGATCACGGCCGCGCCGACCACGGCCAACGGCACCGTGACCACGAACAGGGCCGTGATGAGGATCGCTTCGGTCATGGCTTGGCCCCCGTGGTGCGGGACATCAGCGCCTGCAGCCGGCGGTCGATCTGGTCGTCCGTCAGCTCCGGGCCCTTGTTGACCACTTCGACGCTCTTCAGCTTGGGGCGCGTGTACTGCGCCAGCTCGGTGAGCAGCTTGACCTTCGTGTCCATGTCGACCACCGGCTTGAGAATCGGCTCCCCGTTCTCGTCCTTGATGATAGACCCGTCACGTGCCCGGTGCGGCTCCTGCGTCGTGAGGACCTTGGCCAGCTCTTCGATCGGGTCCAGGCCGTACCCTTCGAGCACGTCGGAGACCGCCCGTAGGTTCAGCTTGCCCGAGCGGCTGGCCTTGCCGCCCTGCCCGTGGTGAATCTGCGACCTGGACTCCACCTCGTGGGCCGGGTCGTAGTTCCACATGGACGGCGTCGTGGGCACATCGCCGAGCGTGCCAGACAGGCTGGCATTGCGTCTTGAGTGGTTCGCGTTCACGAAGTAACTCCCAGAACGCCCGCTGCGTGTGCCACCCCCATAGTGGATGGGACCCGCGGCCGGAGTCCCAAAAGCGGGGGCATACGGGGGGTCGAATCCATGGGCGTGGCGCGATCGAGACGGGGGGAGGGGGGTCGAAAATGGCTGGCGTCAGGCCTTGACCATGCCGCTGATCAGCGTGCCGTCGAACCCCTTGACCGACGAGCCGGGCTTGGACCCGGCCACGCCTTGCGCGGGGGCCTTGCCCATCGTGATCGGACCCGAGGGGGCCGGCACCTTGCCGGGCTTGGCGCCACTGCCGAATCCCTCGGCAGCGGTGACGGGGTTGCGGCTGGGAGGGGTTGCGTACTGTTGCGATGCCATGGCTGTTCCTTCAGTGTGACAAGACGGGGCGCGCTGCCCCTGGTTTCCCTCGTAGAGGGGTGAAAGGTTCGGTTCCTCGTCGAGGCACTAGGCCAGCGACTGCATCGGGCCGCCGGGCTTCCGGTAGCCCTGATCATCCCGGGCGGCCGCCTCCTGCTCCCAGGTCTCGGCAGGCTCGGCGCCCTCGCCCAGCTCGTCGCGCACCATCGCCAGGACCTCGTCCAGCGACTGCAGCGCCACGGGCTGCTCGGCCCCTTGGGCCTCCACCATGAAGGTGCCGTCCTCGTTGCGCGTGATGGTGATGCTCTGGCCGTCCATTGAAATGCCCTATCGCCCGACGCGGGCCGATTGATTTTCGGGCCGGATACATCGCGTTGCAAATAGTCAACAGAACCCCGGTTGGACGACAATCCGCACCCGGAAGTCACCCCGGAAGTCACCCCGGAAGTGGCGGTCAGCCTGGAAAGACCCCACAAGACAGTAGGACTTGCACGATTTCGCTTGCAGTGTGACATGCAGCCTGTCACAGTCCGGTCCATCGCAGCACGGTGCTGCGAGTCAACCCGGAGTCAACACCATGAACACGACCCCCATCATCACCATGAACATCGGCCTCCGCATCGGTCGCAGCGCTCACCTGAACACCGTCACCCAGACGTGTCAGGCCCTGGAACGCGCCGGCTTCAACCTCCAGATGATGCGCGTGGACCAGTCCAGCACCGAGCCCACCGTGGTGGTGCAGGTCGAGTCGGCCTCCACCTGGGGCGTCGACCCGGCCCAGGCTGGTGCGCTGCACGGCGTGGCCGCCGTCCTCGGCCAGCAGGCGATCGCCATCTTCGAGCCGAACCGGGGCCACGGCGTCCTGGTGGGCCCAGAGGCCGCCGCCTGGGGCAAGTTCGACCCCACCGAGTTCATCACCATCACCGGGCGCCGTCTGGTGCCCAAGGCCGCGGGGTCCTGGGGCTCTGGCGTGACCCGTGACCAGTCCGAGGACCGGGCGCAGCCGTACACGCTGGCCCAGCTCGCCGCCCTGGGTGCCTCCCGAACCTAAGGGTTTGTCCTGATGACAGCCGGGCTGTCGCGCTGCACAGTCCGGCTCACCCCCTCACCACCTGGAGACCTACCATGCGATTCCTCCCCGCCTTCGACATCTGGGCAGTTCCGACCGAGTTGCTGGCCGCCGCCCAGCCGGGCCAGCACGTGTTCGCCGGAGACCCGCGCGACCGCAACGCCCGGGGCCGCCTCTGGGGCGTCAAGCGCTCCGGCACCGTGGTCGTCGCCTGGAGTGGCAACACCCGCACCCGGAAGACCCGGGCCGATCAGGTGGACTACCACCGCGCGCTCCGCGCCTACGCTCTCGGCCGCTGACCCCTCGGCTCTGCCCGGCGTGCTGGGCAGACCTGAGGCGTCGCATCCCGCGCCGCCCGCACCTGGAGACCTCACCATGACCTTCCTGCACCGTGCCCTCTGGGCCGCCTCCGCCCTGTCCCTCGTCGCCCTGGCCCTCGTCGGCTGGCAGGCCGCCACGTACCTCACCACCGGCCATGGACTGCACCCTGCCCTGGCGGCAGGCCTGGGCCTGTGGATCCTGGGCCTGGGCTGGGCCTGCGCGACCCTGGCCGACACGATCGCCGCCCGGCATCACGTCGAGTAAGGGTTTGTCCTGATGACAGCCGGGCTGTCGCGTTGCACAGTCCGGCTCACCCCCTCACCACCTGGAGACCTCACCATGACCGCACCCACCATCCACTGCGTCAACGTCATTCACCCCCGGCGCAGCGGCGCCCGCACCCACTCGGTGTCCCTGAAGCTCGTGCTGGCCATTTCAGAAAAGGAGGCCCTGCGCCGAGTGGCCGCCGAGTCCGACGACGGCGACCTGATCCGCTACCGCAACGCCTTCGAGCCCGCAGAAGTCTTGACGTGGTCGTGGCAATCCTGGACCCGCGACGATGTCGCAAGCTCGTCGGCCCGCCCTGCCCGGGCCCTCTCCCCGGTGACCGAACGCGACCGCGCCCGGTTCTGGGAAGACGTGGTGCCTTACTTCGGCCTGGACACCTCGTTCGACTACGAGGCCACCCCCGAGGTATTGCTCGGCTACCTCAAGGCCTACGATCGCGCCGAGGCCATCTGACCCCACGGTTCTGCCCCTGCTGGGGGCAGACCTGTGGCGCCA